GCGAGATACCACGACAAAGATGGATTACTTAAAGTAGCACCTAGAAACACTGCACGTTATGGTTACAGATATGACGGATTCAAGTGGGTAGATACTGGATTAATATTAGAAGGCTCGTCAGCTAACTTAATAACACACTCTCAAGATTTAGTTAATTGGAATCCAACCAGAACTACTCTGACTTCAAATGTTGCCGATACAACTGCTCCAGACGGATCTAATACAGCAGACAAACTTCTAGAAACTGCCGTTACAGGTGAACACGCTATTATTCGACACGTGGCTGTTCCAAATACTGGTCACGCAACCCTGAGTATTTACGCAAAGGCCGCTGGAAGAAGTGTGTTCGGAATACAAATGTATAATGGTGGTGGCGGTGTAGATGGCAATCCCTTAGCATATTTCGATCTCAGCGCAGGGGTAATTAACACTACCAATTCTGCCGTTTTAGACGCTACTATTAGTTATGCGGGTAATGGTTGGTGGAGAATCTCATTAACTGGTAATATCTCGACTGCTGGAGTAACTGCAAGTTGTTGGATGTATACAAGTAACTCCACTACATATACTGCACACTTAGGAGATGTGACAAAAGGCGTCTATCTATGGGGTGGACAATTAGAACAAAATAGAAGCTTTCCATCTTCTTATATAGACACAGCAGGAACAACTGAATCTAGATCAGCAGACGTTGGAGTATCTATCAAAAATACTAGAAACGATGATGACGCAGAATTATTTTCAAATATATCGGAATGGTATACTTCTTCAGGTACAATTTACGTTGATTTCAATATGGCAGGTGACACGGTGGGCAATTATGGAAACGTTCTACAGCTTGTTGAAGGCACAAGTATTCGCTCTGGATTTGTTACCACTAACAACGTTAACGGTTTAGGCGGACTTGCTTATCGTGCCCCGAATCTCACGTTTACCTCTGGTTCTGCTGGCACTCTAACATATAACACTGGCATGAAGGCAGCACAAACTACTCCAGACGGAACTAATTTTATAACATCAGTAAACGGTGCGGCCGCAGTAACAACATCCGCAACAGCAATTACTAAACCTATTTCGCTGTATATTGGCAAAGCGATAAGCGACAACTACGTTTTTACAGGAACTTACAAGAAAATATCTTATTATCCAGAAAAATTATCTACTGATGAACTGCAAGCACTTACGGAGAATAACTAATGAGTAAACTTATAGGAACTAATCCGAATCAAGTGTCTACTAATGCTGATTTAGGATCAGCGGCTTTCATGGACAAGAAAGAACTTCTATTGTCTAGAGGATCAAGTATATCATCTATTGATAAGATAATACAAAGAAATGCTAGTTTTGTTCACATATATGATACTCGAAAAGATTCAGATGGTGGTGCATGGAGAAATCGTACACAAAATACTTCGTGGTATAATGAAAGACTGAACACAGCGACACGTGGATCAACTAAAGAGTTTCCTGCTGTTGCCATTCTGATTGCTCACGAAGGTCTCGGCGGAGGTCTGTCAATATACAACGGAGATGATCCCGATCTTCCGTTTTGGATGAAGTTTGAGAATTATGGCACTGCATGGAATGATACTCTTCTACCTTTAGCGAGTGGTACTGGATTTCTTGCTAACATCGATGCAGTGAACGGAACTGTATATCTTGGAACGGTTGGTAATGCTCTAGGCTTGATGGCATTTTCCTTTATAGAAGATATGAGTAGATCCTACTTGAGTGCTAATTTTGGTGGAGTAGATTCTCTACCACTATCTCAAAGAAATGCTAAAAATCATACGTTCAATAACGGTGGCACGAATCCAAGAGTGAATGATCTGCCTCAATTGACTAGTAATAGAATCAACGATCTCGCAGTAAAAGTTTTGCCTGATGCTCCCACAGATCACAGAACAGGTCTACCTGTGCCCACTATTGCTATGGCAACTGACGGCGGTGTGGATATTATCAAGCATGATGGATCACATGTGTCTCTTCAATCATCAACACATTCTAACGCAGGTAAAATAGATTTCACTAAAGAAAATCAGATAGCATTTTATAATAATCCTCATTACTCTTTAGCAGTACAAGATATTCCTGCTGCCACTGTTACTGGTTTAGGTGCCATGTATAGTGGCAGTGAGATTAGATATTCATCATACGATGTTACAGGTTATCCTAATTTCGTAGGCGATTCTGGTGCTGGAAGTCCTGCAAGATTTGTCATGACTCCTAATTTTGGAATAGTCGCAGGTAGTAGTACAGGTCTCACGCAGATACAAAGAGTTCCTAGCGCACCAGCAACAGGACTAACAAACTACATAACACATAATTTCAACACAGGCTGGATGCCTGGAGCTGTAAAATTTGCGCTTTCAGACACAAAAACAGAGCGTATTTTATCATCTCAAATGATTGTAAATCCAAATTTTGCAAGCAACGTAAACAGCTGGAATGCCAACACATCAACACTCTCACGTGATTCAGGATCTAATAGTGCCAAAGTATTATCGCCTTCTGGTGGATGGGTTTCTGCTTATCAAGCTATCACAACTGAAGTGGGTAAGATGTATACAGTTTCCGGTGACATACATCCCGTCACCGCATTGAACGGTGCCGCTATTCTTACTCAAACATCAGCCACTTTGGGTTTAGGTAGTCTCATATCTAGTCCTATAATTACACATGGCAGTAGCAAAACTAACGTCACTGTTACATTTTTTGCTACGACTACCACAACTTATATACATCTTCAATCTAAATGTTATGCCGCTAATGAATATGCTCTTTTTGATAATATAGAAGTGTACGTAGCTGAAGCCGACCGAAGTAGGTTTTTATCCACTGATCGTAGAGGCGCTCAAGTACTAGGAACTCTGAAAAAAGAAGAGGTTGCTCCTGGCGCTGATCTAGTAGCGTATAGCGGTTTTAGTTCATCATCAGCAACAGCAATACATCAACCATATAACTCAGAATTAGATTTTGGTACAGGCGACATGTGCATTATGTTTTGGATAAAAACGTCTAGAACTTCTGGATATGCTGATATTGTTGGAAGAGGATCACAGGGTGATACTAGCTGGCAAGGCAGTAAGGTGGGCTCATGGTTCTTACAAATGGTACCTGCGAATCCTGGTCCCAGAAGCTTTGATTTTTATTATAGATACGGTAGTACATTAGGCTCTTTCAGTTCTACTAAATGTCTTCCAATTGATGTGTGGACTCAAGTTGTACTTCGAAAAAATGGATCAACTGCTGAATACTTCTTTGATGGTATTCTTGCGGGATCAACGACTTCTCTGACACAGACTTTGACTATATCTAGTCCAGACAATCAAGATAAGTTGCGAATAGGTTGGCAAGGCGCATCTTATAATTTTCCATCAGAAACGGAAAGCATTGCATTGATGAGGATATCTTCAACAGCACCCACTGGTGAGCAAATCAAAAAAATGTACAATGATGAAAAACACTTATTCAGAGAGAACGCAAAGTGTACAATGTATAGTCCAAACAATAATAACTATGGAATAAACGGACTGGATTATGATGATGACACGGGTTTAATTCATGCTGGCACAACTGAAGGTAGATCGATATTTCGTGGTCTAGAACGCATAGGTAATACAACAAACCCAGTAGCGGTGGGCATTAGCGCATCTAACGGTATGGTAATAGAGGACTAGACATGACAGTATTTGTAAATAAACCAGAAATAAATATTCGTGAGAAGTTGAATGAACTTGACTACACACATGTTCCTTATGAAAAAATGCCTGCAGGTAGTACAATTCAAACTGTAAGCGAGACGTATAATACCAGAATCGCAACTGGAAGCACAACTTTTGTATCTACTGGATTTTATGTAGAAATATCACCTAGATTTGAAAGCAGTAAGATTCTCGTATCTGTATTGACTTCAGGTAATAATAACAATTCTGTTGGTCATGATCTATTTGCTACGTTGTTTCGAATAACCGATAGCGGATACGGTGGATCTCAAAATTTGAACTTAGGTCACGCCAGTTATGGTTTCACTGGACTAAGAACAAACTCAGCGGCGAGCGGTATAAATAATAGACTAGAAGCAGGTATATGTATGGGATATATTGATTCTCCTAACACAACAGGCACAGTAAAATATGAAGTTTGGTTTAGATCAGAAGCTACTGCAACGTCTGTTGAAATTCCTCAACTTGTTGGTCACCTAACAAGCATAACAGCACAGGAGATAAAGCAATGAGTATAGCAAAAGCATTACTAGAACTGACTCCAGGTGCAAAATGGGTTATAAGAGATGATGTTATTATTGACTGGATGGATACTGAGCAGACTCAACCAACACAAGAAGAGATTGTTCAGAAGATTGCTGAGATAGAGTACACAGAAGAAGTAGAAGCTTATAAAGAAGTAAGAGCCAAAACATATCCTGTTATGTCTGAACAATTAGACAAGATTTTTCATGAAGGCATTGATGCATGGAAAGCAGACATTCAAGCGATTAAAGATGCTCATCCTAAAGCTGTTATAGATAATGATACATTAGAAGCCAGGAAGAGTCAAGCATTATTTGATCACCAGTTACAGGAATATACTAAAGCACGGTCACGACTTGCTCAATATCAAGTTGCACTTGGACGTGAAGAAGTAACTGAAACCGAAGATACTCTTGATCAGATATACAACGAAGAAACTGGCGAGATGGATTATGTAACACGTGACGTAGTTACTGTATCGAATATTGAACCAGTTGACGCCACAATAGACGTTGTTGCGTATAACAATGACAAGGTTGCTACAACAACTACAATTGAGAATCCTTTGATTACGCAAGACAAAACTCAACGTGCAGAAGCACAAGCTATCGTAGATGCAACACCTTCGACTGTTGTGGACGCTTACAACGCTTTATAAATAGTTATAGCAATCTAACTATGGGAAATAGAAATGGCACAGCCGACTACAAGAACAGAATTTACAGAATGGTGCTTACGAAAGTTAGGTAAACCAGTCATTGAGATCAATGTTGATCAAGATCAAGCACAAGATCGTATTGACGAGGCATTGTCATATTACTGGGATTATCATTTCGATGGTACTGAAAGAACATTTTTCAAGCACCAAATCACTCAAAACGATAAGACGAATCAGTACATAACTGTACCTGAGAACGTTATCGGAGTAATCAATCTATTTCCAGTAGGATCAAGTATCACTGCAAGTACAGGTATGTTTAATGTTCAGTACCAATTCGTATTGAATAACATACATGACATGGTCAATTATAACTTAACCAACTACTTCATGTCAATGCAAAACTTGCAATTTATGGAAGAAATATTAGTTGGTATGCAACCAATTCGATACAACAGACACGTTAATAGACTGTTTATCGATACAGACTGGGATAGACTTGTTATTGGTGAATACATCGTAGCAGAGTGCTATAAGGTTATTGATCCAACTACGTACTCAGATGTATTCAAAGACCGCTGGTTGCAAAATTATGCGACAGCGAAGATCAAGTATCAGTGGGGCAGTAATTTAACAAAATTCAATGGCATGACTTTGCCTGGTAACATTCAGTTCAGCGGAGAGCAGATTTTAAATGACGCACGTGATGAAATAGCGAAGTTAGAAGAAGAGATGATCTCCTCTTACTCTCTTCCTGTTATTGACATGATAGGATAAAAACTGTGGCTAAAAACTACTATTTCGAAAACTACGAGAACTCGATGGAGCAATCGCTCATCGATGATTTGGTCGTGGAATCAATAAAAATATACGGAATAGATACGATGTTTTTGCCTAGAACGATAGGCGCAAAAGACGATATTCTGAACGAAGATGATTTGCCTATTTACGAAGACGCATACGAAACTGAAATGTATGTTAAGAACGTAGATGGGTTTGAGGGCGAAGGAGACTTTCTATCTAAGTTCGGATTACAGATCAGAGACTCGATTACTCTTACGATAGCAAAAACTACGTATGAGCAAGAGGTTGGCGTACATACAGAGATTAATAGACCACGTGAGGGAGATATTATCTATCTTCCTTTGAATCGAAAGATGTTTGTCATTCAACACGTAGAACACGAATCAATCTTTTATCAGATGGGATCATTGCAGACATACGATTTGAGATGTGAACTATACGAATATAGCGGTGAGAGATTTGACACTGGCTTACCTTACTTAGACGATCAGTTTAAAGATGAGAACTTGTTTATTGATAGCGCCGGAACAACGTTTACAGTAGAAGTTCGAAGTAGCGTGTTTCATATGATAGACACTGATGCGAGAGGCGATCTTGTGAGTACGCCTAAACTTGAAGCAAGAGTAGACGAGAAGATAATTTTTGACCAGTCACACGCATCAAATACTAATTATCCGTTAAGAATATACACAACGACATCACCCAATACTGGTACAGAGATTACGACTGGAGTGACAATCACTGGTACACCAGGAGTAGATGGACTAGTGACATATATGCCCACAGCAACAGGAACGTTTTATTACATCAATCCTACAACTATAGGAATGGGCGAAACTGTTACGGTAGAAGCATCTAAACTACAAAGTGTAGAGACTTATGACTCGATTGCTGACAATACAACTATTGAATCGTTTGCTGATAACATTGTTGATTTTAGTCAGAGCAACCCATTTGGGGAGGATAACTTCTAATGTTCGGTCAACACTTTTATAACGAATCAACACGTAGATATGTTGCTGTATTTGGCACACTGTTTAATGATATTCAGATAGGTCGCAGTAATAACGCAGGCACTGAAATACAGCGAATGACTGTACCAATTAACTATGCGCCAGCGCAGAAGTTGCTTGCGAGATTAGAAGGCGATCCAAACCTAGATAAGCCCGCTATTACTCTACCTCGTATGTCATTCGAGATTATGGGCATGAACTATAATCCATCACGTAAAGTTGGATCTCTTGTGAGACAAACAAAGTCTATATCAACAGATGACGGTAATGTGTTGAATCTATATAGTCCTGCTCCGTATGATATCGACTTTCAGTTGAATATAATGACAAAGTACACTGAGGATGGCACAAAGATTCTAGAGCAAATTCTACCTTTCTTTAAGCCTGACGTAACTGTTAGTGTTAAGATGATTGATAACATGGACTTCTACGTAGATATTCCTGTTGTTTTGCAGAGTGTGACTACAGAAGACTCGTATGAAGGAGATTTTGAGACTAGAAGAGTTCTAATGTGGACATTAAACTTTCAGATGAAGGCATTTTACTTTGGACCAACGACTAATAAGAGAATAATTAAGTTCGTTGACAATAATATATATACTAATACAACGGCTACAGTTGCCGAAGAGCAAGTGAATGTGCAACCTGGTTTGACCTCTGGTGGTCAACCAACTACAAAGATTGCTGATTCTGTCGCATACTCAGATATTAACATTGACGATAATTGGGCAGAGATAGTACAAATATTGGATGCTTAACATGATTAAAGATGATATTAGTAATAGCTTAGGTCTAGAGCCTTTGCAAAGTTTGAATGAGGGAGAAGGTGAATTGGTAGTTCCTAAGAAGAGTGAACTAGCAGAAATCAAGCCTGTCGATGATAAAGTTGACAGAGACTATGATTATGCTAGAACTAACTTCTACAATATCATTGAAACCGGCACGGAAGCACTAGAACAAATGTTAGATGTCGCTAAAGCATCAGAGCATCCTCGTGCTTATGAAGTGGTATCTACGATTATGAAAACATTAGTTGACGCAAACAAAGATTTAGTCTCTATGTCAACGAAGAAGCAAGAAAGCGAAGAAGTGAAGAATCCTAGCGAGAATGGAGTACATAACAACAACTTGTTCGTTGGCTCTACGGCTGAACTTCAACAGTTACTAAAAGATATGAGAAGCAGTGAATAATATGCAGGTTAAAGGATATAATGGTAACGTCAATCTAAAACGAAAGGGCACGGATGTAGAATTTTCGCAAGAAATGGTATCCGAGTTTATTAAGTGTGCCAAAGATCCTATATACTTCTCAGAGAAATACATCCAAATTGTACACGTTGATCATGGTCTTATACCGATTAAGATGTATGATTATCAGAAAGAAATCTGTACTGCTATCACAGAGAACAGGCGTGTCACAGTTAATACGTCAAGACAGGCAGGTAAAACTACTACAGCCGTAGCAGTAATTCTACACTACATCATATTTAACGACTTTAAAACAGTAGCATTGCTTGCTAATAAGGGCGATGCCGCACGTGAGATACTAGATCGAATTAAGATTGCATACGAAGCACTCCCAAGCTGGCTACAGCAAGGAGTTATTGAGTGGAACAAAGGCTCAGTTGAATTTGAGAACGGGTGTAAGATTATAGCTGGCTCAACATCATCAAGTGCTATTCGTGGTAAATCTATATCATTCTTGTACATCGATGAGACTGCATTCGTAGAGAACTGGGACGAGTTTTTTGCTTCAGTTTTTCCGACAATCTCATCTGGCGACACTACAAAAATTCTCTTTACTTCCACACCTAATGGACTCAATCACTTCTATAAGACATGCATTGGCGCACAAGAAAATAGAAATGGATACATATACATCGAAGTGCCATGGAACAAAGTTCCTCGCCGTGATGATAAGTGGAAAAAAGAAACTCTTGCGGCTATGGACTTCGATCAACAGAAGTTCTCCCAAGAATTTGAATGTGCTTTCTTAGGTTCTTCAGGAACATTGATAGAAGGCTCAAAACTCAAGACTATGGTTGACTTACAGCCCATTGCTCAGACTGATAAGATGAAAGTCTATCAGCAACCAGAGAAAGATCACGTATATGTGTGTGTATGTGACGTATCTAGAGGAAAGGGTTTAGATTACTCTGCTTTTCAGATAATTGATGTCACTGAGATGCCATATAAACAAGTATGCGTGTATAAAGACAACACCATTACCCCCATTGACTACGCTGAAATCATATATAGAAGTATAGAGAGATATAACGAGGCTTATACTCTGATAGAGGTAAACGACATTGGCGAACAAGTATCAGAAGTGTTGCATTATGAATTTGAAGTTGAAACGCTAATGTATACAGAGTCAGCAGGAAGAGCGGGCAAAAGATTGTCCACTGGGTTTTCAAAAACCGCAGATAAAGGAATCAGAACTACAAAAAATGTGAAGTCTATCGGCTGTAATATGCTCAAAATGTTGATTGAGCAAGATCAGTTAATTATTAACGACTTCGGAACAATAAATGAACTTTCGACATTCTCCAGACGTGGCAATTCTTATGAAGCAGAATCTGGAACACACGATGATTTGGTTATGTGTCTAGTGTTATTCGGATGGATGACTGATCAAACGTTTTTCAAAGAAGTCACAGACATAAATACTATCGATAAACTCAGATCAAGGAACGAAGAAGAACTTATGGAAAGCCTTCTACCAATTGGTTTCAACACTTATGACGAGGATATCCTTGACGATGAGCAGATAGGAACAGCCCGGTGGTTAAACTACTAAATTGCTGTTTTTATAAATATAGAAATAAAGAAGTTTATAACTTACAAAATAAACAAGGAGAAATGAGAAATGGCTTTTCAAACAAGTCCAGGCGTTAATATCAGCGAAATCGACCTAACAAATGTCGTCCCCGCTGTAGCAACAACTGAAGGCGCTATCGCAGGTGTTTTTCGTTGGGGTCCAGAAGATCAACGTATCCTAGTAACATCAGAGCAAGACTTAGCTAATCGCTTTGGCAAGCCTGCTTCTTACTACACAGATGCTGGTCTCACCACATTGTGGACAAACCATGAAACATGGTTTTCTGCCGCAAACTTTTTAGCGTATAGTGATGCACTGTACGTAACACGTGTAACTGATAGTACAGCCGCGGCTGCAACTGGTGTGAACTTTTTAGCAAAGTACAAAGGTAAATTAGGTAACTCTATTCAAGTATCATCCTGTACTGGTCCAGCTAACTTTGTGTCTACGCAAAGAGCAGATAGATTAGATATCACTGCATATTCAAATGAGGGTATTGTATCAAATCTAACTGCCGCAAACAGCGCAGATGCTTACCTCACAATAGGCACTAGAATTGTTCTCACTGACGGAATAGAACTTGTAGTCAGTTCGATAGCGACCGCTACAGCAGACGCTAACGACGGCAGTAAATTCCAGAGAGTGGTTACCTTCGACAGAAGATATAATCCTATTGATGGAGCAAATTACTCTGTGACTTCAAACGGCTATAAAACGCAGTGGGGAGATGCAGATTTATTTGACAGTGCCCCTTCGACTTCTACTAGAATACACGTTGTTGTACGTGATATCGATGGCGGAATTACTGGTACTGCAGGAACAATCTTAGAGAGATATGAGGATATCGATACTCAACAAGGAGCAGTTAGTGCAGATGGTTCCACTAACTTCTCACCGGACGTTTTTGAAAATCGTTCAGATTGGATCAAATGTACTCCAGCTCAGGCAGTATTGCAAAGATCACTAACTTACAGTCAAGCGACACTGACTACAGGCGCTGATGGTAAAGATGAAGTTGCTATTACTACAGCCGATCTTTTGCCTGGATATAACCTATATAGAGATCCAGCTGATGTAGACGTATCACTCATTATTCAAGGTAAAGCAAAAGGAGCAGTCCTTGCCAATCACATTATTAATAATATTTGTGAAGTACGTAAAGATTGTATAGCGTTTATCTCACCTGAATATGACGCTAGCCCGACTATTGCTGAGATGACTGCTTTTGCAAATACGCTGACAGCATCCACTTTTGCAGTCATTGACAGCGGATATAAATATCAGTATGACAAGTACTCAGATGTATATCGCTGGATTCCATTGAACGCTGACATTGCTGGTCTTTGCGCCAGAACAGATGACGTAAGAGACCCTTGGTTCTCACCTGCTGGTTACAGTAGAGGCAACATTAAAAACGTTGTCAAGTTACAGTTGAACCCTTCTAAAGCTGAAAGAGATGTTCTCTACAAGAGCAAGATTAACCCAGTTATCACACAGCCAGGTCAAGGTACTATCTTGTTTGGTGATAAGACAAATGCACCAACAACATCTGCATTTGATCGAATCAACGTGCGTAGACTGTTCATCGTACTAGAGAAAGCAATCGGTGTAGCCGCTAAGTCTACATTGTTTGAGTTCAACGATGACTTTACGAGAGCCCAGTTCAAGAACCTAGTTGAGCCTTTCTTGCGAGATGTTCAAGGTAGACGTGGTATCTATGACTTCAGAGTTGTTTGTGACGAAACTAACAACACTTCGAATGTCATTGATAGTAACCAATTTGTTGGCGATATCTATATCAAGCCAGCACGTTCTATCAACTTCATTCAGCTTAACTTTGTAGCCGTTAGATCGGGCGTAGAGTTTTCTGAAGTAGTAGGTCAGTTTTAATAAATATTAATCAAAGGAGATATGAATAATGGCTTTCAACATTAATGAAATTAAAAGCCAACTGACCTTCGGGGGTGCTAAAGCATCGCTATTTCAAGTACAGATTACAAACCCTGTAAATGCAATAGCCGATCTTAAAACACCTTTCATGGTACAGGCGGCAGCAATTCCAGAGAGTACTCTGGGCACAATCGAGATTCCGTATTTCGGTCGTAAAGTAAAAATCGCAGGTGACAGAACATTCGCTGAATGGACTGTTACTATCATGAATGATGAAGACTTCCTAATTCGCAATGCGATGGAAAACTGGATGGCTTCAATCAATGCACACGAAGGTAATACACGACAGTTGGCAACAGCGGCGAGTTCAGAGTATAAGTCACAAGCACAGATTACTCAGTACTCAAAAACTGGTGTACCGTTGAGAACGTATAACTTTAATGGTCTGTTCCCAACAGCAGTAGCTTCTATTGCTATGGATTGGAACACTACGGACGACATTGAAAGATTTGATGTGACATTCCAATACGATTGGTGGAACGTTGATGGTGGCATTACTGGCACCGGCGGCACCAACGCTTAATTGGACAATAATTAGGGGAGAGAGTTTTTCTCTCCCTCTATTAGAGGATTAACTATGGATTTATTTGGATTTGAAATAAAGCGGAAACAGGATGAGAATGACAACATTCCATCTTTCGTTACACCGCAAACTGATGACGGCGCTGTAAATATCGCCGCAACTGGTACTGGGATCAGTACTTTTTTGGATATGGACGGTACTGCAAAGTCAGAAGCAGAACTTGTACAGAAATATAGAACTATGATGCAACAGCCTGAGGTATCTCAAGCCATTGACGATGTAGTAAACGAAGCAATTTCAATCTCAAACGACCAAAAAGTCGTTGAGTGTGTTACAGACGATTTAGAACAGCCTGATAACATTAAGAAAAAGATTAGAGAAGAGTTCGATGGCGTACTTAAGCTACTAGACTTCTCTAATACTGGATACGAAACATTTCAAAAGTGGTACGTTGACGGAAGAATCAACTATCATGTGATGATTGATATTAAAGCTCCTAAGAAGGGCATTCAAGAATTACGATACATTGATCCACGCAAACTAAGAAAAGTGCGTGAATATAAGAACGAAAAGATTGGTGAAAAAGATAACCAAGCTATAGCAAAGAAGATTAAGAACGAATATTATGTCTATAGTGAAAAAGGATTTAATAATATCAGTGGCAGTAAGCCACAAAGTTTTGCAGATGGTAGTACTCAGGGAGGAATGGCAGGTCTTAAGATTGCAAAAGACTCAATTGTAAACGCTAACTCTGGACTACTTAACGAAAATAGTACATTAGTACTATCACATTTACATAAGGCATACAAGCCTTTAAACCAATTGCGTATGATGGAAGACGCAGTTGTTATTTACAGAATTTCAAGAGCGCCTGAAAGACGTATCTTTTATATTGACGTAGGTAATTTGCCTAAGATGAAGGCAGAGCAGTATCTACGTGATATGATGACTAAGCACAAGAATCGTGTAGTCTATGATATGGCAACAGGTGACGTTAAAGATGATCGTAGGCATATGTCTATGACTGATGATTTTTGGTTACCTAGACGTGAAGGCGGCAGAGGGACAGAGATCACTACTCTACCTGGCGGTCAGAACTTAGGCGAACTTGATGATGTATTATATTTTCAGAAGCGTTTGATGAAATCATTGAACGTTCCCATCTCAAGAATGGAATCTGATGCAGGGTTTTCTTTAGGAAGAGCCTCAGAGATATCCAGAGATGAGATTAAATTTAGTAAGTTTATCAGTAGACTAAGAGCAAGGTTCTCTACGCTATTTGACAAACTACTAGAGAAACAGTTAATTTTGAAAGGAGTTATTGCTCCTGAAGATTGGGCTAAAATTCAATCTAATCTCCGTTATGACTTCATGAGTGATAATCACTTTGAAGAATTGAAAACAAGTGAGATTTTGAGAGAACGACTAGGGCTACTCAGAGACATTGATGAGTACACTGGAAAGTACTACTCGCAAGACTGGGTACGCAAGAATGTGTTGTATATGAACGAAGACGAAATTGAGAATATGGATAAAGCCATTAAGGATGAAGAAGAAAAAGATTCTGAAAATGACGATGATTCCAGCTCGGATATGGATTTCGGCGCAGAACACAAGATTGTATAGACTAGTTGTAAAAGAATATAAATAAGTATATAAACAAGGAGATAGTAAATGAGCGTGAAAGAATTAATTAAACATGCAATGGACAAAGACGCAACTGAGTTTGAGTCTAAGTTCCAAGACATTATGGCAGACAAAATGACATCTGCTATCGAAACGAAATATGCTGACATGTATCCTTCAGGCAAGGTAGAAGAAATCGAAGAGCCTGAAGTAGACGTAGAAGCGGAAACAACCGAAGAGTAAGGGGCAGCAATGAAAAGCTTTAAGGAAATGCTCGCTGAGACTACAGATAAACCAAAGTCTCCAGATGAGCAGAATTTTTTAGACAAACATATCGTTGACAAGCGTGACCATCCTGTCGCACCAGATGATCAGTTTTCTGGCGAGATCAAGGGTAAGAAGAAAAAGAAGCGTGAAGCCGATCGTGAGGAAGGTCAAGATAAAGAAGTCTATGAAGAAGCTGAGTCAGAGATTGTTGTCGAAGGCGTACTTGAAGATTTAGCAAGTATCGTAAAAAAGAAGTCAATTGGACAGATCAAGTTTAAAGACGGTAAGAAGCAAAAGGTCGACATGACAACAGCATCAATGATTCTTTCAATGCACAAACAGTTGAATGGATCTAACAAAAAGAAGGTTGAAGGCATGCTAGACGATAGTAAAAAGTTTATGCAGATCGTTCAATTCGCAATGACGGCAGGTAAGTAACATGACATTACTAATCAAAGAAATCGTTGAAGACGTTCAATATCTCCAAGAAGATATTCTAAACGAAGAAGGCGAAAAGACCGGAAAGAAGAATTATTTCATTGAAGGTATCATCATGCAAGGTGATATCAAGAACAGAAATGGACGTTTATATCCTGCTACTATCTTAGAAGCAGAAACTAAGCGTTACAACGAATCTTATGTTTCTAAGAATAGAGCATACGGAGAACTAGGCCATCCTGCTGGTCCTACTATCAATCTAGATCGTGTGTCTCACATGTTTACAGATTTAAGAAAAGAAGGCTCTAATATTGTTGGTAGAGCTAAAATAATGGAAACTCCTATGGGTAAGATTGTTAAAAATCTTATTGATGAGGGCGGTCTCGTAGGGATCTCTTCACGTGGTATGGGTTCTATTAAGCAGAACAAAGATGGCGTTATGGAAGTGCAGAGTGACTTTATGTTAGCTACTGCAGGAGATATCGTTGCAGATCCATCAGCTCCAGATGCATTCGTTAAGGGTGTTATGGAAGGCGTTGACTGGATCTATGATGTAGCATCTTCTTCGTGGACAATGGCAAATGCATTTGATCAAATTGAAGAAGAGATCAGAGAAACTGCTAAAGTATCTACAAGGGAACTTGAGATCAAGGCAGCCGCTCTTTTCGAGAAATTTGTAAGTTCATTGTCAAAAACATGATTTTTATAAATATAATAGATAAACACCTACTATTAAAGGAGAAACCAAATGAGTGAAGAACTAGAGAAGAATCTAGACTTGGACGAAGCCAAAGCAACTGGTGAAGATTCTGTTGCGGCTGATCCTGTAACACCTGCTGGCGGCGCTGTCAAAAAGCGTAAAGGCGATGTTAAAAAGGCAGCCGATCCAAAAGCAGATAACATCGAAGACGATGTTAAAACACCACAGGGCTCAAATGACGAAGGACTGAAAGAAGCAGTCGAGCGTCTATTTGAAGGCACCGAATTGTCTGAAGATTTTAAAACACAAACAGTAGCTATCTTCGAAGCCGCTGTACAAGAAAAAGTGACTGCTGAAAAAGCCTCACTTGAAGAAAAGTTTGAAAGTGATCTACAGGAGCAAGTTAATACTACTGTAGACGAGTTGGTAGAAAAAGTTGACCAATATCTAGACTACGTTGTAGAAAGCTGGATGGAAGACAACAAGGTTGAAGTCGAAAGCAACATTAAAGTTGAAGTCGCTGAATCACTGCTAACAAGTATCAAAGGTCTTGTTATTGAGCATAACATGGAAATCGATGATGAGCAAATCGATGCAGTTGCAGAACTGGAAGCTAAACTCGAAGAGTCTACTTCTAAGTACAACGACATCGTAGAGCAAATGATTGAAGTTCGTGAAGCGAAAGAAAAGGCTGATCTTGACATCGCATTCAAAACTATTTCTGAGGACTTAACAGACACTCAAGTCGAAAAATTGCGTGTTCTCTCAGAAGGCGTGTCTTATGAATCAGTAGAAGAGTTTGCAACTAAGATGGAAGCCATTAAAACTTCCTACTTTGCCGAACAAGCTCCTGCTCCTGTGCAAGAAGACGAAACCGATCTTCTAAACGAAGAGACTGCGGAAGAAGCAGAGCAAGTAGCACATGTTGATCCATATGTTGCTCGTTATGCGGAATCGCTTGGCCGCTTTGCCGCAAAATAAATTTTTATAAATAATACTAAGTAAAATCTCAAAAAAGGAGAACCACAATGAGAAATGAAGAACTAATGCAAAAGTGGAAGCCGATTCTAGAGCATGGCGCTCTGCCCGGCATCCAAGATTCTCACAGAGCGGCCGTAACAGCTACTCTCTTGGAGAATACAGAAACATCCATGCAAGAAGGTGAAAGCCTAGGCGCATCTGGATCGTTACTTTCAGAAGCCGCACCAGCTAACTCAACTGCTGATATGGCTAAATATGATCCCGTACTGATCTCTCTAGTACGCCGTGCAATGCCTAACTTGGTTGCATATGATATCGCAGGCGTACAGCCGATGACTGGCCCAACTGGCTTGATCTTCGCTATGCGTTCTAAGTACGAAGACACATCTGGTAAGCCAGAAGCCTTCTACAGCGAAGCAGATACCGATTACTCCGGTGCTGGTACTCATGCTAACGCATTGGGTGCAGGATCAGAAACAACTGGTACTGGCCTTGCTACTGCTGATGCAGAAGCTTTGGGTGACGGGTCAGCCGCTGAGTTCGCTCAGATGTCTTTCTCAATCGAAAAAGTATCTGTAACTGCTAAGTCACGTGCTTTGAAAGCTGAGTACACAACTGAACTTGCTCAAGACCTTAAAGCTATCCATGGTTTGGATGCTGAGACTGAGTTAGCAAACATGTTGTCTGCTGAGTTGCTTGCTGAAATCAACCGTGAAGTAATCCGTACAGTGTACACAAACGCTGTAGCTGGTTCTCAAGGTGGGGTTGCTACTAACGGTACATTCAACTTAGACGTTGATGCAAACGGTCGTTGGTCAGTAGAGAAGTTCAAAGGCTTGATGTTCCAAATCGAGAAAGAAGCGAATCAAATCGCTAAAGACACTCGTAGAGGAAAAGGTAACATGATCATTTGTTCATCTGATGTTGCATCTGCACTTCAAATGGCTGGCGTTCTTGATTACACACCTGCTCTTAACTCTAACAATCTGAACCCAGATGACACAGGCAATACTTTTGCTGGTGTTCTTAACGGTCGCTTCAGAGTATACATCGATCCATATGCTGGTGCAAACTACATGGTAGTAGGCTACAAAGGTTCAAGCGCATTTGATGCCGGACTTTTCTATTGCCCATATGTGCCATTACAGATGGTTCGTGCAGTTGGTGAGAACAGCTTCCAGTCGAAGTTGGGCTTCAAGACTCGTTACGGAATGGTTTCTAACCCATTCGCTCAAGGTGCAACTGTTGGATCTGGCGCACTTGCTGCCAACACCAACGTGTACTACAGACGTACCGCAGTTACCAACTTGCTGTAATAATAAGATTGGGACTCTGATCGGGAAGATTAGAAATAACCCAACCTACTTTAAAGAGGCTCTTCGGAGCCTCTTTTTTTTGTCTGTATAAATATAACAGTATGGCAGAGTATCATGGGGCGTGATGCTTAATAGAGGCGACCCACTAAAGTCCGCTACCGTCTACCATACTCTATATAAATAGTACTATACAACTTTGATAGAGGATATCATGTCAACATCAAATTTCTTATCGCCAGTAGAGTTTAAGTTAGTGATCAATAGATTGCCTAACACAGAGTTCTATGTTCAACAGATTAATCTACCTGGTCTGAACTCTGGATATGCAGAGAGATCGACTCCCTTCAAGAACATCTATACACCTGGTGATAAACTAATTTTTGATGACTTGAACATTACGCTAGTCGCAGATGAAAATCTATCATCATTTAGAGAGTGTTCTGATTGGCTAACTGCTATAACAAGAGCAGAGGGATTCGATGGATACAAAGGACTACAAGCACCTGTAGTAGGAGGTTCTACGCAGTTAGATGGTACAGGAACTGGCAGTATGTCAGACGCAAGTTTGATTGTGATGGACAGCAACAAAAACGCTAACATTCAGGTGTCGTTTAAAGATGTATTCCCAGTTAGCATTGGTCCAATACAGCTAAATACAAGTGATTCAGATGTAGTACCACCTACATTCGATGTGACGTTTAAATATAGTAGCTATACTATAAAAGTTTAGGGTTGACTTTTTAGTGAACTTAGTGTAACATGATATAGTTACATGTACTTAATTATGGAGATATTATGAAGATAGATGATATTATTAAAGAATGGGAAAAAGATGGCCCAGTTGATACCATCAATATATCCAGAGAATCCTCTGAGATACCCAAGCTTCACAACAAGTACTTCAAATTCTATATGGGAGAAGGCTATCTCCTGAAGAAGATGAAGGCTGACTACAAGAAGCTACACAAGCTAAAGACAGAGTATTACAGAGGTGAACTAGACATTACTGAGTTAAAGCAGTATGGATGGGAACCGCAACCTTTAAAGATACTTAGACAAGACATTCCATCCTATATTGACTCTGATGATGACATTATCGATGCTTCACTTAAAATTGGAGCGCAAGAGCAAAAGGTAGAGTACCTTGAGTCTATTATCAAGCAGATCAACAATCGTGGATTTCAAATCAAATCAATCATAGACTGGGAGCGGTTTAGAACAGGTGCTTAATGGATAATGTGAGTATTGAAAAGGTCGATGACGTTTACGTGAGAGTAAACGCAGACCCTGGGATTAAGATGGAGATGAGCGAGTACTTCACATTTGAAGTGCCTGGTGCTAAGTTCATGCCTGCTGTTCGTAATAAAGTCTGGGACGGCAAAATTCGTCTATTGAATACAATGACTGGCATGATCTACGCTGGACTAATTCCATACATACTCAAATTCTGCAATACAAGAGAGTATCACGTTACGATTGATAAGGGTCTTGTGCCTAATAATGTTGTTAACGATGACGCAGGAATGCAACTCGCAGAAGAGTTTAACTCTCCATTTATTCCACGTGACTATCAAAACGAAGCAGTTGTTCATGCACTGAGGAGCGAAAGGGCGTTACTGTTATCACCCACTGCATCTGGTAAGTCGTTCATTATATACTTGTTAACACGCTTTCATGTTGATTCCAGCGATAGAAAAGTTCTCATCGTTGTGCCTACAACATCTCTAGTTGAGCAAATGGCATCGGACTTTGTTGAGTACAACAACGGTAATGAATTATCAATACACAAAATTCGTGGTGGTATCGACAAGAACGTAGATGCTGATATAACCATCACGACATGGCAGTCAGTCTACAAGCTAAGAAAAGATTGGTTTGAAAAGTTTGATGTTGTCGTAGGAGATGAAGCGCATCTATTTAAAGCCAAGTCACTAACAAAAGTGCTAGAAAAAATGCCTAGCTGTCAATATAGATATGGGTTTACTGGTACATTAGATGGCACTCAGACACACAAACTGGTGCTTGAAGGTCTTTTTGGATCTGTTTACGAGGTGACTAAGACTAAGAAACTGATCGAAGACAACACTCTCGCCGACTTTGGAATTACGGCAATTGTTCTCCAATATCCTGATGAAATTAGGAAGATAAATAAAGGTAAGACATACCAAGAAGAAATTGACTGGATAGTTAGTAATGAAGCACGTAATAAGTACATTAAAAATTTGGCTCATAGTCTCAAAGGCAACACTCTTATATTATTTCAGTTCGTTGAAAAGCATGGTAAAGTATTACATCCGATGCTTCAGATACAAGGGAAGAGTATACATTTCATACATGGAGGGATTGGTGCTGATGAGCGTGAAGCAGTTAGGCATCTGGTTGAGTCAAGCAACGATAATATTATTCTCGCTAGTTATGGTACTTTTAGCACTGGCGTTAATATTAAGCGTTTGGATAATATCGTCTTTGCAAGCCCGAGTAAATCAAAAATACGAAACTTACAGTCAATAGGTCGAGTGCTACGTAAAAGTAGTGATAATACCAAAGCAACATTATATGACATAGTTGATGATCTACAATGGAAATCTACTAAGAATTTTGCAACAAAGCACTTTATGGAAAGAGTTAAAGTTTACAACGAAGAGGGATTCGAGTTTCGTATATATAATGTTAACATAAAGGGGAATTAAATGCTTATTCATATTAAAATGAAATCAGGTGATGACCTTATAGCAGACCTGATATCAAACGATGATCATGAACTGACTATCGAAAACCCAATACAAGTCAAAATACATCCTGTACACGGATTCTTTGCTAAGAGCTGGATGCTATTATCAGAGTCAAATCACGTGAGCCTCACTCATAGAGATATCACGTTTTGGGGAGAAGCAAACAACAAAGCAATTGAGTACTATGATACATTTGCTGAACGTTTAACCAACCTACACAATCTCAGAGATAGAGAGGCTGAGATGAAAGAGCAGGGTGAAGAGATAGAAGATGTTCTAGTAGCCTATCTAGAGTCTAAAGACTCAATAAAGCATTAATATACTTAAACATCGTATAACTCTATTATACACGAA